CACCCTGTATTAGCACAAGCAGTTGTAAAGTTTCAAGCAAAAACATATAAAGAATTATTTCCAACAGAAGGTCCTGTTCGTACACGTTTAATCGGAGTGGACACATTACAAAAACAAGAACAAGCACAACGTGTTCGTCAATTTATGAATTGGCAAACACAAATACAAATGCCAGAGTACGGTCCTGAACTAGATCGTTTATTATTTTATGTATCATTATATGGTACAGCATTTAAGAAAACATATTGGGACCCAACATTACAAAGAGCACGTACAGAATATATTAAAGCTAGTGATTTTTATATAGATTACTATGCATCTGATTTAGAAACTGCAGAAAGATTTACACATAGATATGTACTCTCACAAAATGAAGTTAGAAAATTACAATTAGCAGGTATGTTCCGTGACATTGAAGTTATGGAAACTGAAATTGATGAAGACGCAGCTACAGAAACAGCAAATGAAATTGTTGGTAGAAGTCAGCCAGGTCAACTCGATGATGAAGTAGAAATTTTAGAAATACATGCTAATATAGATTTACCAGGTTTTGAAAATGAAGATGGATTAAAACTTCCATACATTGTTCACATGACCAAAGACCAGCAAGTATTATGTATACGAAGAAACTGGGATCAAGAAGATGTGTTGATGAAAAAGAAAATGTACTTCACACATTATACAATGATTCCGGGTTTAGGTTTTTATGGTTATGGATATTTACATTTAATAGGCGGTCTTACTAAGACTGCTACCTCCTCTATGCGTCAGCTTATTGACGCTGGAACCTTTGCAAACTTACCAGGGGGATTCAAGGCACACGGTCTTCGTGTACTTGCCCCTGATGAGCCTATATCGCCAGGTGAATGGAGAGAAGTAAATAGTCCAGCAGGAGATTTGGCTAAGTCATTACAACCATTACCGTTTAAAGAACCATCAGGAACTTTATTTAATTTAATGCAATATGTTACTAATCTTGCAAAAGAGTTTGCCGATGCGACAGATAGTGTAGTAGAACAAGGTTCTAACTATGGTCCAGTCGGCACTACAATGGCTTTGTTAGAGCAATCTTCAAAGTTATTCAACGCTGTGCACAAACGCTTACATGCTGCTCAATCCAAAGACCTGCGTATTCTCGCTAGAATAGATAGCGAATATCTTCCAGATATGTATCCTTATGAAGTCGCAGGTGGTGCACAGCAAGTTTTCAGAGAAGACTTCAATTTAAAATCAATTGATGTTATTCCAGTATCAGATCCTAACATGCCAACAGAGGCGCATAGGATTGCAAAGATAAATGCTATTATGTCTATAGCTCAACAGAATCCAGCTGCATATAACATGCAACAAATTAGTATGGAATTGTTTGCGGCTATGGGAGTAGAAGAACCTCAAAGATATTTAGCACAATCACAACAACCTATGTCAGCTAATCCTATATCAGAGAACATGGCTGCTATGAAAGGTATGCCTTTACAAGCACAGATGGATCAGAATCATGATGCACATATTGTAACTCATGGAACTATACTACGTAATCCTGCTTATAAAGAAAATCCACAACTGCAACAAATACTAATGGGTCACATAACTGAACACTTAGCTATGAAGTACCAACAAGAAATGATGCAGATGATTCAAGACCCACAAATGCAACAAGCATTACTTATGGCTCAGCAACAAGGACAACCACTTCCAATGGAAATGCAAAATGAAATTGCAATGATGGCAGCTAACGCTTCAGATAAAGTATTACAGTTTGATGAAGAGAAAGCTAAGATCATGGCTGGTGAAAATCCTAGTCCTGAAGAAGAAAGAATGCAATTACAGAAACAAGATCTTGCACTGCGTGCGCAGGGTGAGATGAACAGGCTTAAGATACATCAAGACAAGATGGATCTTGAAGAAGCGAAACTCATGACAACGGATGAAAACGAGGATGAGGATCGTGCGCTTAGATTGAAAGAAGCGGAAATGCGTTTTGCCAGTGACATGGCAAAAGATGCTGCTAAGACAATGGACGCAGCAGTTAAAATAACTAAAATATAAGGAGTATATTATGCCAAGTCTAGCATATAAACAACCTGCGCTGCAAAGAAATAAACCAATGGATTATGCAAAACCTGCAGGAAGTAAAATGAAAAAGAAAGTAACTACTAAAAAAAAGAAACAAGGCTATAAAGATAGAAAAGATGAATCTATCGCTATGCGTGTTAAAAAGAAAAGAACTAAGAAACAACTAAAAGCAAGCCGTGATGAATCTTACGGTAAGTTTGGTGGTGGAAAAGGTAAAGGCAAGATTAATAAATAATGCCGTTTAAATCGGAAAAACAAAAGCGTTATATGTACGCGAACCATCCTAAGATTGCTAAGAGATGGACGAAGAAGTATGGCGCTAATCCGATAAAGAAAAAGAAAACAGTTAAAAAGAAAAAATGAATAGACCAGGATTATACGCTAATATAAATAAAAGAAAAGCTAAAGGTATATCTAGACCTAAATCTAAATCTACTATTACATCAAAATCTTATGCCGCTATGAAAAAAGGTTTTAAGAAAAAGAAATGAAGAAACCTGACCCAAGATTAAAAAGAGCAGGGGTATCGGGATTTAATAAACCTAAACGTCTAAGTGATGGTAGTGGTAAGTCACATATAGTTGTGGCTAAAGAAGGTGACAAGATTAAAACAATTAGGTTTGGTCAGTCAGGAGTAAAGACTAATCAAACAGTAGGACAACGTAAAGCTTTTAAATCTAGACACGCAAAAAATATATCCAAAGGTAAAATGTCTGCGGCGTATTGGGCGGATAAAGTAAAGTGGAGTCCTAGCAAAACTAAATCTCCATCTAAGAAATGGAAAAAAGGATCATAATAAGAAATGAGTGAATTAAAAGTAAGTTCTGATTCTGCTGTAAGTATGCCTATGAGAAATTTAATTTCGATAATAGGAGCAGTAGGAATTGGGGTGTGGGCCTACTTCGGTGTAATTGAAAGGCTTAACAATATTGAGACCCAAGGTAAGTTAATGCTTGCAGATGTAGAAAAGAATACAGAATTTAGAATTAAATGGCCTCGTGGTGAAATGGGTAATTTGCCTGCTGATAGTCAGCAAGACATGCTCATTGAATTTATGGCAACTCAACTAGAGTCTATGGCTACTGAAATGGAATCAATGATGAGTAACACCGTAAATATAAAGAGGGCACAACAAGATATAGAAAAGATGATTGCTGATATAGAAAAACTAAAAGATAAAGTTAGACAGAATGGGACTACAAATGGAAGTTATTAGTATTATAGTAATGTTCTTATTTGGTAATATGAATGACCAAAAATCTCAAATGACACAATACATTCCTATGGAATCATTATCTTCTTGTATGAAAGAAGTAAGAATGATTAAAAAGAAAAATAAAGAATTTGTTAAAGATGCTTTTTGTGGACCAGCTATTGTAGAAATACAAGATGGTGAAGTTATAAAATTATATAACAATATTCCTGAGGGGGCAACCTTAGTTAAAAAAGATATACAGAAAGAAGCTTTTGAGAGATGGGCATTAAGAGCCAAGGAGAAGTGGACTAAATAATTAACCTGGAGGGGAAATGTTAAAATACATAGCATCCATTCCTGTGGTATTGTCTATCTTGGCAGCCACGTATGGAGCATTTAATTACACAAGCAAACTTACTGCACAAATAGATGAAAGCACTACTACAATTGCTTTACTACAAGTAGAAATAGAAAACTTAGAACAACGTGTCTATGGTGATATGGATAATATTCACGCTATCTTTACTGATAAGACAGGCAGAAACTCAAAGAACTACGCAGACGCTCGTGAGGAACTCGTTAAAGAGATGGCCGAGATGGCGACATGGGTAGGAAGACTCGAGGGAATACTATATGCTGTACGTGATGGTTCATATAAATTAGCATCTGACTCAGAGTTACGTGCATTAGAAGAACTTGTAAGAACAAACTCAGATGCAATAAGACAATTTAAATATGATATGAAAGATCTAGAGAATACTATTTCTGGAGGATACTAATGCGTTGGTTATTTATTATATTAATATTTATATTAATATTTAGTTGGGCAGCTAGTGCTCATGCTAGGAATGATTACTTAGGATCAAGTTATGGTAGTTGTGAACGTGGTACAATAGAACTATATACAGAACTTAGAGGTACTGATGGCAAAGATATATATCAAGATGGCGATGGTGATCCTAATAACAGTTACACCTCCTATGATGATGACGTCAACGGAACTGTGGGAATACGTTTTAGTTGGCCATTACAATCGACGTGTAACGATGAGACAATAGATTTAATGAGAGAGAACGATAGACTAAGACAAGAATTAGAACTCTTATCTGTTTGTGGTAAATATCAAGATTTAGAATTAGGTGAACAATTTGCTACTGTGCGAGAAATGTGTAAAGGTGTGTCAAAGAAACCTAGTGTAGAAATAACAACAGAAGAAGAAAAACCTGTAGTAACCTTGACAGTCCCTATAAGATAGTGTATAATAATCTTGACTGCCGAAAGGAGTCACGATTTAATTTCGCTTAACAAGGAGGTTACTATGATTAAATCACTCGTAGATTGGGAACCGTATAAACCATTCACAGTTGGGTTTGATTCTTTATTGGATAGACTACAATCTTTAGAATTGGATGTTCCTAATTACCCACCATATAATATTCGTAAAATTGATGAACTTAAATATTCTATCGATTTAGCATTAGCTGGATTCGGTAAGAAAGATGTATCAATTAATTATGCGGATAATTCATTAACAATTAAATCTAAACAAAACGATAAGAAAGCCGACGATGTCGTACACCGTGGCATATCTCAACGCGCTTTTACGCGCACGTTTGCATTAGCAGATGACGTGGTAGTCAATGACGCCAAATTTGAGAACGGATTATTATCTATTGAATTAGAGAAAATTGTACCTGAGGAGAAGAGGCCGAAGGAAATAAAAATAAAATAAACGAGTGGGGCGTAATGCCCCCTCACTATTACAGGAGGTAATATGGCATCAGCCAACGACTACAAAGATAGATTATCTAAAATAATAGATGAGTCTATACAAGCTAATACTGCTCAAATCCTACAAGGTGCTTCCACTATGGAAGACTATAAGTACATGCTAGGTATCCAACATACACTAGGTGATCTTAAAGATAGATTACAATCTGAACTTATTAAACTTATAAAGGATTCCCATGAGTAAGAAAAATCTACCAAAACCTGCAGGTTATAGGTTATTATTAAAGCCAAGAGAAATAGAAAACAAAACTGCAGGGGGCATTATATTAACTGATGAACTAGTAGAACATGCTAAATTCTCATGTGTTATATCACAGATTATTGACATGGGGCCTGACGCATACAAAGATCACAACAAAGCTAACAGTGAATGGGCTAAGATTGGGGACTGGGTATTGACAGGAAAGTATGTAGGACTTAAGTTTGTATACGAAAAAGAAACGTATTCAGTTATAAATGATGATGAAATCATAGCTATTGTACCTGATCCTTCAAAGATTAGTGCGAAATAGACTTGCATTATCAAACAAATTAGTATACAATATACAATGATAGTGATAAACGCGGTTCACAACCGAGGAGATCTAAATGATAGATGACGAAAATAAAGTTGTAATTGACAATGAACCTGAAGAGGATATAGTTGTTGAGTTACCAGACGAAGAAACTACAGAAGCTCAAGGGATTGAGACTGTAGAAAAAACTGAAGAACCTAGTGATACTGAGGTTCCTGAGGAAGAAGTAGTCGAAGAAGATACAGAAGAAGAAGAGGAAGAAACTGAAACTGAAGCTGTAGAAGAAGAGACTGAAGAACCAAAGGATAAAAAAGTAGTCGGCAAGCGCGCTGAAAAACGTATTAAGCGACTTGTTGCGCAGAAGAAGGAACTTGAAGAAAAGCTCAAGGACTATGAGTCTGAAAAGGATAAATGGTTAAATGAGAAAAGCGAACTTAGAAGTAGGCAAGCTGACTCTGAGTTGGATGCAATCAACCAGTATATGGAAAGATTGGAATCTCAAGAAGCTCAAGCTTTAAGTGTACTTAGAACTGCAAAAGAAGCTAGCGACGTTGACGCTGAGATTAAGGCAACTGATGTCTTAGCATCTGTGAAAGCAGAAAAGCTAGTGGCCAAACAATATAAGGCTAGAGCAGAAAAAGGTTTAGGAACAAATAAACCCGACAGTACTGCGAAGACGGAAACTAAAGCTAAACAAGCTACTCCACTTCCAGATCGCAAAGCATTAGCTTGGCAGAAAAGGAATAAGTGGTTTGGGGGCAACGATACTGGAGACAGGATCAAGACCCAAGCAGCATTAGTTATTCACAGAGAACTTCTTGAAGAAGGTATTAACCCACAAGAAG